TGTTATTGCTCCAGAACTAGCAGCAAAGTTATCTGAACTAAATGATGCTGCTCCTTTAGCAGATGTAGAAGCATCAGCTAGATTTATTGTAACATCCCCTGAAGATCCACCACCTGATAAATTAGTGCCAGCTGTAACTGCTGTAATATCTCCAACTGTAGGTGTTGCAAAAGTAACTGCACCTGATCCATCAGTTGTTAAAACTTGAGAAGCAGATCCATCTGACGTAGGTAACGTGTAAGCTGAAAGACCAAAGTTTGATCCATCACCTTGAATAATTTTTCCTGCTGTTGTTGCTAATCCTGCAACGTCTTGTAGTTGAGCATCTAATCTTGCATTTGCAACAGTACCACTTGCTAATGCTGTTGCATTTAAATTTGTTAAATTACTTCCATTGTTTGCAACAATGTTTCCGCTAGCATCTAGTATAACTGATTTAGATGCAGGTAGAGTACAGAAAACATCTTTAGTACCTGCAGGTAAATTTACTGCAGCATCACTATTAGATGAAGATATGATAGTAGTTCTAGCTAAAGTGCCAGCTGCTACTGTTCCTAATCCTACTTCAAATTCACCGTTGTTAGCAACGATGGCATAATACGTTGTATTCGTATTTCCAATTGCAGATGAAAATGTTTCAAAACCTGTTACTGCTCCTGCAAGAGTAAGCGTACCCGTACCTGTAGTGGTAGAGGTTTCTTTTACTCTATCATTTACGACTAATGCCATTTAATTCTCCTTAACCAGATATTCTTAATATAGCTGCTGCTGTAGTAAATGCTGGGAACTGAATTGTAAAAGTTCCTGATGTAGCTGTTTTATCTGATCCAAAATCTAAAACACATACTGTTGCGTTAGTAACAGCTGAAGATGTATTGTAGATCATAGCACCTCTAGCTGTCAACGTAACACCTGTGAATGATAGATCTGCAAAGTCAACAATTGCAACACCTGATGCAATTGAAGTATTTTGACCTGTCAGAGCTCCACCACCAGAAGTGTAAGTACCTGTATTTGCAACTTCATTTGTAGTTATAAATGCAGTAGTTGATGAGTTTAGAGTTGCGGAGTTAGTATAAAGAGCTAACTTAAACTTATCACCACTAGATGAAGAAAAATTTTGATCACCTTCTAGTAATTGTTTTTTAAAAGCATTTGCGATTGCCTGTGTTATAGCCATAGTATATCTCCTTTTATTTTCCTATTCGAGGAACACCACTTTGATATTCGTCTCGTCTTCTTCTTCCCATTTGTTCGATTGAGAAGCCTTCTATTACTTGTTTATACTTTTGTTCGTATAATTGCAATAGGTCTTGTGGGCCTTTTAAAAAACCGTAGGCCTCGACTAGGCATGCATATAAAAGTCCATTGGGAAAATTCTGACTTATATATGTTTGAGTATTTGTACTAGATAATCCGGGATCTTTCAAGATATAATTTAATTGAATTGTGTAAGTGGCATCAGGTGTTGGTGCAACTACAATTGTGTTTTCGTCCCATAGACTGTAATATTTTGGTACTCCTGTATCTTCTGTAGGATTAAATTCTGACATAAAACTAGTATCTCTATATTGTAGAAATTCTCTGTTGTTAGGTTGAGAACTTCCTTGTGAATCAACTATTTGTGCAGATCTAACAACCAATAAACCTGCAGGTCTACTAATAAATCTGTCATTAACAATTAAATTAGCTGTATCATATCTTCTGTTATTATCAGAATCTATATCTCTAAGAATTCTAAATTCTGCATTTTCTATAAATCCATTTAAGATAGTTGAAGTAAAAACGTTTGCATCAACTTCAGTATAATCTCTAATTTTATCTACTAATTCTGTATATGTCATAATTATCCTCTATCATTTATTGGTCCAATTGTACATTGAAAACCACCTCCTGTAGCTGCACTTAAAGCATTATTAGCTAATTCAAAATCAAAACCTGTTTGTATAGTAACTGTAGTTGGCATTCCAGGATTACTTTCAGTTCTAGTTGTTAGAGCTGTAATTTTATATGCTCCAAAAACTTTAGCTCCACTAGAATGAGAACTTGCATTAGTTTTTTTAGGAGCTACTCCTCTGTATGGAGCGCTTGTTCCTCTAACACATCCTGTTAAATTAGTTCCTGAGATTCCGCTATATTCAATAACTTCATTTTCAAATAAACCACTAGTAAGATTTACTTTTTCAATAACAATAAATCCACTTGAAGGCATACCAAAAGTAAAGTCTAAGGTAATAGTGCTATCAGTTTTTGTAATATCTCCTTGTAAAACCATTCCTGATACTTGCAATATAGACTGATCAACACCACCTACAGATAGTTGTTTAACATCTCTAAATCTTACAATATCATTTACACTCATATCACCATTTTCAAAAGCTACAGAGACAGTTGCATCTGCTGCTTTAGTTGTGAAAGGATTATTAGGTAAAAAATCTTCTGTTGGAAATTCTGTTCTTGCAGGTCTTGCTTTTTCTAAACCTTGTGGATCAGCAACAAAAGGTTTTGGTTCTAATTGTGGTTGTTTACGTTCAAACTCGGAGTAATGCACAAAGGCACCATTCCATTCTGTAACCATTTCTCTCCATGGGAAAGCTAAACCGCTTCGATCAGAGATTGCTAAAGCGTGTTTTCCTTTTGCAAACTTTGCCATTAAATCTCCGGATAATAAGTTTTAGGTGAAATGTAAACACTTGCAGATGAACCATCTTCTTCCAATGCTCTCATTAATTCATCTTCATAAAGTAATTTTAATTCTTGTGTTCTTTGAGGAGCTTTTTTCTGTGATATATAATAAGCTAAACCTGCACACATACATGGTACAAATCTATTAACAACATCTGCTTCGTTAGTATATTTGCCTGCATCTTGTAATCTTTGTAGATAGTAGAAAAACATAAAGTCACCTACTTGTTCGGCACCTGGAGTTAAATATAAAGTAACAGATACTCTATCTATAAATCTTTGTACCCAATATTGAGAGGGTTGACCTGTAGCAGTTTTATTTGAAAAAGCTGAATACTGTGATCTGTTTACTTTTGCTAAAGGTGTATCTACATTTGAAGATCTTCTATAACTAGCTTCTAACATATCAGAAGCCATATTTACAAAATTTGTAACAGTATCATTTATTGAATGTGAAGCAGCTGTTGTATCATCAATTCCTCTATCAGCTGTTGAAGTAAGAACTAAATTATTTCCTGAAATAGAACTATATTGAATTATTTCGTTATTTATTTTTATTTTACCTGAAGCAGGCATTTGGTTTACATCAGCCACTGGAATAGTTGTTGCTGTAGCATTTATTGCAGATGTTAAAGTTGATGTAATTCCATTAGAAGCACCATCGCTTGGAGATCTAAATATTACATATTCATTTTGACCACTAACTAAACTAAAAGCATGTTCTCTAACTTGCCAAAAATGGATACCTCTATTGTCCCATTCTTGAAGCATTATATTTAATGATCTTCTGGCAGAACGTAAATCATTACCTGAGTAATCAAAGAAACCTAATCTTTCAAAAGCCTCAGTTATAATTTCATCGATCGAGAATGTTTTCTCGAATGTAGTTGTGCCTGAAAAAGCCATTTATTCTCCTATGTAAAGAATACAGAACAAACTGTTACGTGTTCAGTAGTAAACGCTACACATAAATCTGATGTAAACTGAATAGGTCCAGGAAACATAATAACAATTGGATTTCCACCAGAAGTAGTTCCACTTGTTTTATATTTAAATTTTACTGTTCCAGAAGCTCCACCATCTTTTAAATGAAAGTCACCTCCTGTAGCAGTTGTGTTAAGCACAACTCCTAAAGCTTTTGTTCTCCCTGTTTTTACAATTTTATTTTCAGTAGTGACATTTGCATTAAGTACATTATCACTTGATCCGAATGCTTGCATATTTTTCTCCTTAAAATTTATGCGGGCCCGAAGGCCCACAAAATTATTTATTACTGTGTATCAAAAGGTGTTGTTAAAGATCCAGTAGCATTAAGCATTCCCTCTACAAAGTAAAGGTTTGCTGCAACTGCAGTAAACTTAATGTAAGAACCTTTTAAACCACCTGTTGTAGCAACAGCAGCACCAGCTTCACCATTTAGGTTAACTTCATTGTTTGCTGTAGCCGGAACCCATTGTTTTCCAGCAACCGAAGCATCAATACCAGCTGTTATGATACCAACAAATTTATCGTTAGTGTCTTTTGTTTTAATTGTACCAGTGAAATCGTCTGTGAAAAGAATTTCAAAAGTAGTTCCAATTGTGCTTGGATTATTTGGATCACTTCCTGGTCCTGCACTTGCTGAATCAGCAGATGCATTAATTGCAGGAATGGTGATTGCAGTTGGTGTACCTACAGGATCCATAGTTACAAGTCTTCCTGCGTGATCTTTAACAGTTAAATCAGTTGCTAAAGTTAATGCAGGGACTGCTCCCGGTCCAATTGATTGAAAACCATTTTTTGATCTTACTGGTCCGTCAAAGGTTGTATTTGCCATAATTATATCCTCCTAGTTTCCGATCATATTCTCTAGGCCGTCGACTATACGCGTATATGATCTATTTAAATTGTACAGTAAGTTTTTTATATACTAGTTTTGAGTAGAGTGCAAGAGAGCCTGTAATGTGGAGTGGATTTTTTCCAACGATGTAGCCTTTTGTTTAAGTAGCTACGGAAACTTGCGGAGCCGCATCTTCAACTTTATTTAGCAGATGTTCTTTTTTAGCCTCTGCTATTTTAATATGACTTAGAACTTCTCTAACTTTTCGATCTATTCTAACCATATCAAGAGTATATCTACCCTCTTTAAGATGTTCCTGCTCCCACTGTAAGTCCAGACCCCTCTTTTGCTTGTAAAGGTCGTTTAAGTGTTGCATCATTTTTTCCATCTATAACCTCCTCATAGGTTATTCTGTTTATCTTGTTATCATAAGATATTCCAAGATATTCCCAAATTATACTTTTTTCTCCCAACTTGTCAAGTATAGCTTGTTCTAGTGAGGTTGAGTTATCTTCACACTTTATAGTAAATTTAGAGTGATGATCATAAGCCCAAATATTTACTAGAAATTTTACCATTATTCTTTCTATTAGTTAATTGTGGCGAGACTATGTCCCGCCACAAAAAATTACGATTAACTTGCTCCTGAAGATCCGAAGATACCTCTGTAGTCAGATACACCAAATCTGTATCTTTCTCTAGCTTTGTATCTTACGTTTCCAGTATCAAAATCACCTTCCATTGCTGTTCTAATAGGTGTTCTTTCAAAATACTTCATTCCGTTAGGAACATCAGTAATGAAGAAGTACGCATTAGGATCAGTTAAGAAATTGTTCACTCTGTAACCTTGAGGAACCATTCCCATAGAAACGATTGCATTGATATCGTTATCAGCTGTGCTTGTTCTACCTTGAGACTTCATAAGTCTTTCAGCAGTAAACTGAAGCTCAGAAGGAACGATCATTTTCATTCCTCTAGCAGCAATTTTAAGACCTCTTTCATCTGTCATTTTAGCAATGTCAATTAAAGATTGCTCTAATGAAGTTTCATTAAGGTCAGCCTGCGTAGCCAAAGTATTTGACACAGTTCCAGCGATCGTTGGGTGAGCTGTACTAAATAATTGTACACCATCTCCAGAAGTGAAACCACCTCCGAAACCATTGATCAGTGGATTTACTGATTTGATTTGTTTAGTATTCGCCATAGATCTAGCTAACGCTTTTGTGTATCTAGACGCAAGTCTATCATACAGGTTGTCCTCAATCGCTTCTTCAGTGATTGCGAACGCTAGCGCAACAGTTTCCATAGTGTATCTAGCTGTGTAAGTCTCTTGAGCATTGTCAAAAGTTACGCCAGAACCTTCAGGTTTAACTGCAGCATTAGCAAAGCCAGATAACATAACTTCTTCTTCAAACGCTCTGTCTGAAGTTTCTGTTGCGTATATCTCAGCGTGCTGATTCTCATAACGTTTATATTCCAGTCCGAATAGTGCATTCAGGCCTGGTTCTAGTTCTTTAACTAGTTGTCCTCGTGATATAGCCATGTTTTTTCTCCTATTCTAACTATTATATTCCCGCCGTAGCGCTGTTGTAAATGTGTTCGTTAATCATCACAACCCAATTAACATATCCAGAAGCGATGTCGCTATTGTCTATGTTAGTTGATGGGCTCATAATTTTTAACTGACCACTTGTTGTTGACAACGTACCGTCATCTAACATTGAGTTAGATACAAAGTTCGCTGTTGAACCAGTTGAAATTACGATATCCGCATTCATGAATACATCAGTTTGCTGTGAAGCAGTTGATATATCAGTTTGGATTTCGAATCTTTCATATGGGTCATCACTTACGAATGCCACTGTGTCAGAAGCGTTAACTTGTGCATAGTGATTAGCAAACGTAGGTTTACTTGTATTTGGGTCTGTATAGAAAACACCATTAAGTGATCCAAGTAATCTCTCTCCAGCTGCTGCTTTTTCAACAGTACCAGTAGCTACTGGTTTTACAGCATCTTGAAAAAAGATAGTAGTCGCATAGTTTGCAGCGATACTATATTCACTTAAACCTTGGTTGTCTCTATTTTGACCGACTTTTCCGATCGCTCTTAGACCGAAAGGTTCGTTTTTATTTGCCATAGAGGCCTCCTTATAATGTACCTGCCCTTGCGGGCCTCCAGTACGGGTTTAATTGAACTTTAATGGTTTAGAAACTTTTAAGATTTCTTTGAGCCACCAAAAGTTACACGAGTCTGTCTATCAATATCGATAGGCATACTTGGGTGCTCTTCCTTCATGAGATCGTTATCCATAGCTTTGACCTTCTCATTATGCTGTGCAGCATAATATTCTTGTCTCTGCTTAACTAACTCCTCAGGTATCCTAGCGAGCAGTAGGCCGCCAACTCCGATTACTCCTGAATATTTCCCGTCTGTAATAACTGGAAATTGTGAATCTGGGTATTCATCAGCACGAACTAATTCGTATCCTTCTCTTAACGATGCAGACACATTTTTCGTATCTTGAAAACCCATCGACTCAGCTCTAATCCATCTATGTTTAAAACCTGATGGAGCAGGTGGTGAATCTAAAGGTGATGGTGGAGTCCAAACTTTTTTGTGAGATGTTTTTTCTCTCGTTTGACTCGCACGTGAGGTCTTCTTATCTATTGTATTTTCCATATGCTTATCCCTCCTTCGTGATATTTAGTTGTTTCGCATACTCTTCAAGTGGCACACCTAATTTTTTAGCGATTGTAACCTGTGATGGTGTGAGCCTCACAGTTTTGCGACCAGATTTAGTACTTCGCTTCGCTGAAGCTACTTGCTGTACCGGAGCAGGTCGTGTATCTTCTCCCGAATTACTATTATTAGCAAATTTGTGCGGGAATTCAAGTCTTATTCTTTTATCTATTTCAGAATAATACTCATCACTTGATGGATCAAAACCCTCTACTTCAGTTAATTTCTTATGAAGATCAAAAGCAGTATAAGTCATAGCTGTATCTTGACCGAACCATGAATTTTTTTCACTCCATGCTTCAGCTTTAGGATCAGGTGTTCCTTGTGCTGCTTGTTGTCTCAGATTAACTTCAGGCGCAGGTTTTTTCTCCGCTAGTTGTTTATTGTAAGCTTCTTGAGCTGCTTTTGTTTCAGTCAATTTAGCTTTTTTGTATCCAAATTCAGAAATAGCTGCCATAGCATCTGCTTCAGCTCCTAGATCATTTGCTTCTCTAGCTGCTGCAAGTTTTGCTTTTGCTGCTTCTATTCCTGATTCTATACTTTGTTCAGTAACAGAAAGAAAATTAGGTTCTATCTTTTTTAATTTTTCTTCTGTTGCTTTTTGTGATTTGATAGTTCTTTCAGCATAAGCTAGAGCTTCTTCTTTTTGTCTTTCAGCTTCTCTAAATTTCTTAGTTAGCTTTGCTATTCTTTTTTGTACACTATCACTGTATTGTTCTAATTCTTCTTTATTATCTTTCTTGTCGTCAAGTTTGACTTCTCTTTCGTTTTCATGTGTCTTATCCTCTGCTACTGTTTCATCAATAACAGGTCTTACAGTCGGCTCTTCTTTTACTTCCGGCTGTTCAATCTCTGCTTGATCTTTTTCTTCAGTAACATCGACGTCCATTGATGGACCAGAGGTATCGATATCAACTGTTTTGTTCACTTGTTCAGTGTCTGGCATAGTTTCCTCCTATGATTAATATTGATGAAGTATATCTTCAGGGTTTTCGATGGTTGCTAAAACTTCATCATCATTTAGCAATCTAACTTCCCCGCCATCGATTTGTATTCGGCTCCCTGCATATCTTGCAAAGACAACCCAATCTCCTTTTTTGCACCAAGGACCTTCAGGAAATTTTTCTTTGTCATAACAATGTGGACCCATTGCTAAAACCAAACCGCATTGTGATGCAACTTGTTGTTTCTCTAAAGTTTCTTGTCCTAGGATTAAACCACCTTTAGTTTTTTCTTTCATCTTGAAAGGAAGAAGTAACATTCTCCAACCAGTAGGTATAGGTAATTTGTCTGATTCTTTTGATTTTAAACGTTCGTATGTTTTTGTTTCTTTGTCTTCTATTTCTTTTTTTTCAGCTTCGTATTTATCTGCCAAAGCATATTTAATCTTTGGTGTTTCCGAAGTTGATGACTGTTCCTTTTTCATTTTGCTCCTTCTTATTTAGCAGGTTAGAGATATCCTGTGATATTTTTAAATAGGCATGTGCCTGTCCCATCATATACTTATATTTCTCCATATTGTCAATACCACCAGCGATCATGGCATCTCCAATTTGTTGATAAGCTTCTTTCAGTTCTCTTTGTATTTTAGTTAGTATTCTTAGTTCGTCCATTTTTCTTTTTTCCTTTCATAGTTACTTTCGTAATTCCACCAGCAAGACGTTCAAAAAAATTATCTATTGCTTCACAAATTCTAATAATAAATTTGTCTAACATTTCCATCTTCTTCTTGCTTGTCTTAGTCTTGAATTAGGGTCCTTAGCAGCCTTAGGAAATTTTTTCATTTGCCCTGCTGATCTTGCACAATAAGACTTACGTCTATTTGCGTCTTTAGATCCAGGTTTAACTTTACCTGTTACAGCTGTTTTTAATTTTGATCCTGGATTTTTTCTTCTGTAAGCAGCTACACCTGCTTTAGTCATACCTGCACCTTTTTTAGTAGGTCTAAAATTTTTTTTATTTCTAGCAGGCATGTTATCTTGTTTTCTCATTATGCTTTTTTCTTTTTCTTTGCAAACGTTGCAACGTTTGTTGGCTTACCGCCAGGATTACCTGCCGCTCTTTTTCGTTTGACAGCACTCGCCTTTTGCGACTTTGTCATCCGTGTGGCTTTTGCAAGTGGAACGCATTTTGGATATTTTCTCTTTGAGCCTTTTGACCTCCCGCATGGTTGATACTTTCCATTCTTCTTCGGAGCTCCAATGTCTACCCATTTTTCTTTCACCCATTTTCTTAATCCACCCTCTGAATAATATGAACGCATTAAACATCCACCATCATCGTTAAATCTTCGTCAACGATTAGACCTCCGTCAGCAGCTTTTTTTCTTTTACCTTTTTTACCACCAGGTGTAATTTTACCTGAGCACACACCGGACGCATACATGTTTGCGTACGCAGAAGGGTAAACTTTAAATTTACGTTTCGCTGCTGCTTTTCCTTTTGGACATAATTTAGCCATTATATTAGTCCTTTGTAATATTTTTTATAACTAGGGTTACCAACTTCTACTCCACCAAGATCTCCTGAAATGTAACTTCCATTGTAATCTCTTTGAGCTTGTCTAACCATATCGTTTTCTCCAGAACCTTTAGAAAAATTTTTTCTACCTTCTAAAGCTATAATACGTGAAGTCTTTTTAACTGGTTTCTTTTTTTGTTTACCAGTCATAGCTTTAAGAAGTTTTTTAAGATTCTTTTTAGACATTATTTATTTATCTTACCAGATTTTTTAGCTTTAGAACCAAACTTACCATAAGACTCATCTCTTGAATCTTTCAATTGCTTTTTAGTTCTTTTCTTTTTTATTCTCATTGCAATTGATTCATCTTTTCTGTCTTTGTAACCTTGTTTCTTTTTCTTAACAGCACCGCCTTTTTTATACATAGCGCCACCTCTCATTCCCATGTCATCTTTGAAGTAACCAGATTCCATGTCTTTTCTAGCAGTAGACATTTTTCCACCACCCATTTTTTTTGCTCTTCCACCAGCCATTAACGCTTGTCTTGGTTGAGCCACTTGTTTGTTAAATCTTCTATTAGCCATTATTTTTTTCCTCCGTTTTTAAAGATTTGTGTTCCCTTTATTCCAAAAATACTTCCGACGACGAGGATCCAAAGGGTACTGAACCAAGTCGGGAGTGCCGCGAAATGTTCGAAGAAAGTTTTCACTTTATCGAGAGCGCCAGGATCCTCCGAGAAGACTCCCCACGCAAGCACAATTATGGGCGCGCTTAGTATGACAAGAACGAACTCGTCCTTGTAATCATTTTGACGTGCCTCTAACAATTTTCCCTGGTAAGCTTCCTCACCACGAGCTTGTCGTTCTGCGTGCAACAGTTGAGCATCAGACATCGCGACTTTTGCCTTTTGCTTGTTAGCATAAATTTTACTTCCAGCAGAGACAGCTAATTTAAGTGCCGAAATCCACATGTTAGTACCAAGTTGCTGTTTTCTTTTTGTCTTTTAGCATTCTTTTAGTTCCTCTGACCTCAGTTTTGTCTCCAGTTGGTATGTAGTTTCTTGGCATACCATTTGCAGTCGTAACAGATCTTGGATCCAACTCAAGATTTTGAGAAGGAATGCCTATTTCAGACGCTTTAAAAGATTCTTCTTTTTTAGCCATAGTTTTCTCCTTATTTTTTCTTCAACTTTTTTAATGTTATAGCAAATCTTGCTCTTTGTCCAAGCTTTCCTGGTTTCTTAGCTGCTGCTTTTAATTTTGAAGCAGGGATTGTTTTGCCTTTTTTAATTCCTAAAGATTTTCTTAAAGATCCTGGTTTTTTTATGGCTTTTTGAATAAATTTTTTATCTTTTGCCATTTTTCTTCTTCTTCATACCGTTTTTAGTTTTTGGAATTACGCCTCTAGCCATTAAAATGTCTTTTTTCGTAATTTTTCCATCTCCAGAAACATCAGGAAATGATTTTTTCTTTTTTTTCATTGTTTTTTTCATCTGTTTTCTCCTTCATATTTTTCTATTTCAACACTTGGCATCATTTTATCTACATTTGGAATAGATTTACTTAATACTGTCTTCTCAATTGATGTATTAGCTCTTAATTTTGCTAAATCTTCGTTTTGTTCAAGCTTATCTTCCTGATTTTGTTGGTTCATCATAGCTTTCATCTTATCAAGATTGATTCGTTCTTGGCCTTCAACCTTTTTACGTTCGTTATCTTGTGCTCTAAGGTCTAATTCTCTTGCTCTTAACTTAGCAATTGGATCATTACCAAAACCAGAAGTAACTTCTCTCTCTTCTTTTAAGAATTCTTCCAACATTTCAGCAATCAAGACAGCTTTTCTAGCTTCAATTCTTAAAGTTAGTTGTCTAAGTTGCTCTGCCATCTGTGGATTAGCTTGAGCCATCATTTGCATCTGTTGCATTTGTGGAATCTCATCTGCAAATTCTACTTCAATCTGTTCTTGTGCCATCAAACTTATGTGCTCCATAATATTTTTTTCCATAGCAGCCATAATCATAGGATTATTTTGAGCCATGTTAGTTGCCATAAAATTTAAATGCGAAGTTATGTGTGCCCTGTGATCTTGACCAGGAAATGCATTAAATGGTTTACCTGATAGAGCCATAATGTTTTCTAAAGCAGGATCCATTGGTGCAGGTGGTTGAGGTTTAACTAATATCTCATCGATATTTTTTACACCCAAAGCTTCATACATATGTCTGTAAGCTGCATATAGATTATGCATCTGAGGATTTGATTGTGCCAGTTGCAACTCTGTTTGTGCGAGGGAAATACGCTGAGTTTGAGAAAAGATGTTGGGATCAGCAACTGGCAATATATCTACTCTATCATCAAAGTCTGTTTGTTTAACCATTCTTTGACCCCCAACT